CGAACAAGGACATTACGGAAAATATAGTGGCAATGCAAGATGTTGCATGGGTCACCCTCACACTAGAGTTGATAGATACAACTATAAACCTACTGAAAGAGACGATGCAGCTCACATATCTTATTTAAAAAGAGATATTATTTATGATGCACATCATGGTCACGATGATGAAAAAATGGTGGCAGATGAAAAACACATATCTAAACTAGCAGGTGATATGAAGTATGATAAAAAACATCATGGACCTGGTAAACATATATCTAGCAGTGATCCTATGGAAGGTCATTATGGTACACATTTTGAAGCTGATAGACAAAGAATGAGAAATAAAGCTATGAACAAAGCAGCTGGTATGGGAATGAAAGCAAGTAAAGCTGCAGCTAATGAACTTGTTGAAGAAGGATCTAGTGCTATAATAGAAGGCGCTATTACATCTAGAGCTGGTAGTTTAGGTAGAGCTGCAGGTATGAAAGCAGCTATGAGAGGTCCAAAAAAAGCTTTAGTTGGTGATCAACATGAATTACCAGAACACTTACAACAAGCAATACTAGATGCACCAGGCAAGCATTGCTTTGGTCCATCTAAATACGCATATGACAGTCCTAGTAAAAGATACTGTATAAAATAAACAGAGTAAACTGAAAATCACGTAAAATTAATTAATAACAAAAAACAAAAACAAAATGGCAAAATTTATCGCAATTGAAGTTAGCAATAACGCTAGCCCTCTTTTAAACGGAGAACATTTAGTACAAGCTGGTCAAGTTACAGCTATACAACAATCTGCAGCTCAAACTGTAGGTATTGTATTAAGTAATGATACTTCTGCTCACAAGTTAGTAACACTAACAGCTGCTGTAGCAGATGCTACTGGAGCTATCGTTGACAATCCAAATTACTCAGGTAATGAGTTGGAGCAAGCTATTAACTACGCATTAACTGGTAATCCAGGTGGAGTTAAAGCTAAAGTATTCCCACTAAAAGATGACGACGGTAAGAAAGTATACATTACTGACATCGTATACTCTTAATAGTAAATTATGAAACCGAGGGGATTTGGGGACACTATAGCTGGGTTTACCAAGCGAACAGGAATTAAGCACGTAGTTGATACTGTGTCAAAGGGCCTCAATATCCCCTGTGGTTGTAACAATAGACAAGATTGGTTTAATAAAAAATTTCCTTATAAACAATGATTAAGTTAGTAGGTAAGTTTAGTATTAAACCTTTTTATCCCACATCTGTAACACCGGTTTACGAAAGAGATATGTCGAAAGATCCAGCGGTAGGTAGAACTCTTAGAAATGGTGTAATTATAATGGAAGAAGATTTATCTCCTTCTATGAAAAAAGAAACACACTCTCATGAGCAAACTCATGTGAATCAAATGAAGCATGAGGGTTTTGATTGGGACGATAAAAATATCTATTACAAAGGAAAAAAATATTCAAAAGAACATTTTGCAAAAGGCACTGGACCTTGGGAAAGGCCTGCTTATGCAAACGAAATTAAAGCAAAATAATCATGACAAAAGATCCAAATCAAGAACGCAGAAAAAAGACTTCACGCACTCATGAACCGATGAAGAATCCAAGAAAAAAAGATGTCGGAAAGGGACAGAAAGGAAGAAGAGTTGGACCAGGTGGTCGACCACCCTCTAGAGAAGATATTGAAAGAAGACAACAACTAGCTATGGAACAAGGTAATAAACAAGGTAGAAAAAGTTTAGAACGAGCAGAAGGCGCTGGTAAAATGCCAGATGGTTTCAATATGAAAAGACCAGCTGAAAAATTAGGTTATATACAAAAACTTGGAGCAGCTAGAATGTCACCAGGTCACAAAGGTGATATGACAGCTATGAAAATGATGCACGGTGATGCAGCTGCAAAATATTACGATGGAGCTGGTATGTATATGAACGGTGCTCCTAAATATGAGGGAGCTTCTAAATCATACATGGGACCTATGAGACACGTTGCTGGTCACGATGATAGACCTTCATACACAAAACAAACAACTACAACAAAAGTAGTACCAGGTAGTGAATCATCAACATCAACATCAAGTAGTGGTGGTAGTTCACAATCAAAAACTAAATTAGAAAAAGCTAAATCTTCTGGATCAAAAACAAAAAAATCTGATTCAGATTACATGACTAGCTTATCTAAAAACAAAAAGTTTTCTGGTAGAACTGGGGCTGAAATGGCAGAAGCTGGTCATATATCTAAAGCAAAAATTGGTGAATATGATAAAATAGCTGGTACATCTAGCTCAGGTGGAAGTACTTCGTCTAAATCTACAACTAGCAAATCTACTAAACCAACTGTAAAAACAACGGTTGAAAAAAACAAAGTTACTTCTAAACGTAAAAGCGGTGCTCAAGTAATGTCAGAAGGTAGAGAAACTGAAATGAACAGAGCTGGTAGACAGAAAGCTGGTATGGAAGAAATGCTTAATATAGCTAAAAGAGATAGCGCTAATGTTGCTCAGAGCTATTTAAAAGGAAAGCAAATTACTCCAAAAACTTTACAAAGAGCTGTTAAGTTAGGTAATAAAGAAGGTAGAAAAGTTTTAAGAGGCTATGGCGATGATATGGGAAGTTTTGGTCAACAAGGAAGAGGTATGTCTGCAGAATTTAGATATTCACAAGACGCAACTAACAAAGCTTTTCCAGAAATAGGTGTAGCTACAGGAACTTCTATAGGTAAAGGTAAAGGAATGAGCAGCGGTAAAGTTAGAAAATTTGAACCTGGTCAAGAATTCCAATTACACTCACAAAATTATAACCCTAGCGATATAGGTAAAGTTAAGAACTTTAGTAAGAAAGGTCAATATAAAATTACTGATGTAAAAACAGACGCTGGAACTGCTGGTAGTTATGGTGGTTATTCTTCAGCTAAAGAATATATGGATTCTATGGGCTTGAGTGCTGGTTCACCTAAAATGCCTAAAGGTCCAATGAAATTTGGAATGAGAAAGTAAAATGAAAAAAATCTTAAGTCTTTTAACTGGTGGTTTAATAAAAGATGTAGGTAATGTAATTGATAAACTTACAACTACAGACGAAGAAAGATTAGCTGCTAAACAAAAGATACAAGAATTATTAGAAAAAGCGGATCAGGATGCGCAGACGCAAATCACTGAACGGTGGAAGGTTGACATGCAATCTGATTCGTTTTTATCTAAAAATATACGGCCACTAGTATTAATATATTTAACTATTATATTTACAGCGTTGTCATTTTTTGATGGTAACATTGGTGGTTTTAAAGTAGCTGAAGAATATATACCGATTTTTCAGTCTTTATTAATTACGGTATATGGTGCGTATTTTGTTGGACGTACCTGGGAAAAAGCAAAAAAATCCAACAACAATAATTAAATTATATTATAATGTCTGAATTAAATAAAATTACAAAAGAAGAGTTAACAGAAGTACAAGATCAACAAAAACAAGTCAAAAGCATAGTGCTCTTCATAGTATAGCTACAGTAAACGAAGCTATAGAAAAAACTAAGAAAAAATTAGAAGAGAAATACGGTTCAGTTAATATTGATTTAACTGATGGCACTTACACAAAGATAGAAAAAGAGGATTAATCATGGATAATGTCATTAGAAAAATCAGCATAGGATCTGATTATAAAAATGACGCCATGCATTATTCGGTTGGACAAGAGGTGTATGGTGGTCACGTAATTTCTCATATTTTATTTGAAGATAACGATACATCATATAACATTTTTATTAAGAAAAACGATGAGGTATTGCCATGGAAGAAATTTAATTCTAACATGGCTATATCCATTGAGTATGATTTACAGTACTAATGAAAAGTGTGTATGATTTTATCGTAAGACCAATCGGTGAAAGATACGCAAACACTAAAAAGATTGGTGATACAGATTTAGTTTTAAATACTAAAATAGAAAACTGGAAATTTGTAAACAGATTTGCAGAAGTTGTATCAACGCCATTGGCAATAGCAACACCAGTAAGAACAGGTGATATTATTGTATTACATCAAAATGTTTTTAGACGATTTTACAATATGAAAGGTAAACAAGTAAACAGTAGGTCATATTTTAAAGATGATTTATATTTTGCTTCAGTTGAACAAGTTTATTTATATAAACGTAATAAGTATTGGGAGTCTTTAAACGACAGATGTTTTGTTATGCCTATAAAAAATACAGACACTCTAACGACACAAAAAGAAGTTAGTAATGTTGGGATATTAAAAATAGGTAATAGTTTCTTAAAAGAGCTAGAAATAACACCAGGTGACTTAGTTACATTTAAAGCTGGGTCTGAATGGGAGTTTAATATAGACGATGAACGTTTATATTGTATGAAATCAAATGATATTTTATTAAAACATGGATATAAAGAAAACCAAGCAGAGTATAATCCACGCTGGGCAAAAGGCAGTCGATGAGTTAATAAAAGTAGCTAAAGAACCTATTGTAGATTCTGACGATGATATATCAGCTGATCGTTTAAAAAACGCAGCAGCTACAAAGAAATTAGCTATATTTGATGCGTTTGAAATACTTCAACGTATACAAGAAGAAGAGAATATGTTGAATGAAAAACCTAAAGAAAATAAAGAAAGATCTTTTAAAGGTTTTGCAGAAGGAAGATCTAGATAATGTATACTCAAGACCTTTACAAAGTATTAGATAACCACATAAAACCTAATATAATTAAAAAAAATAATAGGTATAAAAAGTGGGAATACGGTTACAATAAAGAACATGATATAGTTGTAATTAGCAAGACAGGTGAAATAGGTGAAATATATGAAATACAAAATTTAAAAATAGCTTTACCTAAACAACCTAAAGAAATACATACGTTTAAATCTAATACATGGGAATATACCCCAATACCAGAGCAGTTAAAAAAGATAAAAACAATATTTGATTGGGAGCAATACCCTATAGATTTTAAGGAAACCTGGTATGACTACATTGATCAAGAATTTACTCGAAGAGAAGAAGGCTTTTGGTTCTATAATAAAAGCGTGGCTACTTACATCACTGGTACTCATTTTATGTACTTGCAGTGGTCCAAGATTGATGTTGGGAAACCAGATTATAGGGAAGCAAACAGATTATTCTTCATCTTTTGGGAAGCTTGCAAAGCAGATAGACGTTGCTACGGGATGTGCTACCTTAAAAACAGACGTTCTGGGTTTTCCTTTATGGCCTCAGGAGAGGTGGTTAACTTGGCAACTATATCGTCCGACAGTAGGTATGGTATATTATCAAAGTCCGGTCCTGATGCAAAAACCATGTTTACAGACAAGGTGGTACCCATATCGGTTAATTACCCTTTCTTTTTCAAGCCAATACAGGACGGTATGGACAGACCAAAGACGGAGCTTGCGTACAGAGTACCAGCCAGTAAATTCACAAGGCGTAAGATACTCGCAAACGAACCGCAAGAACAACTACAAGGTCTCGA